TGCAACGGTCAAAGCCAAATTGTTTGGCGTAAGTGCTGCATCAAAAAATTCCGATCCACCGACAGGGTTCCAGCCCCACTGAATGATTCGGCTACCTCCCTCATTCTCACCGTTTTGCAAAACGCTGGTGCCGCCACCTTGTTGAACTTGCAAACCACTACGCCCAGAAGTAATGTACGTTGTATCCGGTCTTGGATCGCGCACACCTTGTGGATCATCAACCGGATACATACCCAGTTGGAGTTGAGGTTGATCTGGGTCCCAGCACTGCGGGCAAACTTTGAGATCATACGTCTTTGTCTTGATGACCTCTTTTTTAAGTTCCCGAAGCTTAAACTGGAATCCGCACCGATCACACTCGGCAATCGAGTTCTTGCCGGATGAAAACCGATTACCCATTTAAATACCACCACCTATGAACATCTGCCTTGGCACTAAGCGCAGAGCAGCCTTCTCATGATCTTCGTAAGCGGCGAGTTCCCAGAACTCATCGTATTGTTGTTTCAAAATAGGTAACCTTTGCATACCGTCTGGCACTTTGAGCGCAACATAGTAAGCAAGACCCGCAATCATTGCCGGAATAAACCTGAATGGTACGTCCATGACGTTGTTGCCGTACTGAGACGCGTCCTGCGTCCTGCGCATGCGCCAGTAGACAAATTGATAAGTCTGCACATTGTCTGGAGTAGGCCAGACTGTAATGGCTGGGAGATTAGGAACGTTAACTGTAGAACCTACAGGAAACGATGCGGCTGTTGTGCCGTTCTGTCCCCTAAAACAATTACCCAAAATGTTGTTGGCAGTGTCAACATAGTTGTAATAGATGGTTTCGGTTATACCACTCGATACTAAGTTAACAAACCCCGCAGAAGCAAGGTTAGCAACAGAAGTCAAAGTGATAGATGTGTCTGTCGCGCCAACTGTACTAGCAACGGTAAACCCAGTTGGGTAGATCTGTCCGTCCAAACGCTGCACCCAAACCTGAATGGGACGTGCTTGATTAAGTTTGTTTGGAATTGTTGCGTAAGTGGAGACGCTGATACGTGTAATCGTTAAGTCCGCCTGAGTGGACGTATTGTTAGGGTTTGTCCTAATAACGTGATCTAAAAGATCAACTGTGTCATTGGGCAGTGCGTATGTGTTGAGTCCTTGTTGCAAAGTAATCGTACCTTGCTCAATCGTCCACATGTTGATGCCTCTGTTTGCCCAATCAGCAAACAGTAGATTGAGGGACCTACGCGCTGTGCGTAGGTCGTAGCCGGAACGCATTTCATAACCCGCACGCTCATACGCCTCTTCGCACGCTTCCGTAAGATTGAGGTTAAACGACGCCGTACCGGACGTCATCGAGTTGAGCGTAGAAATTGTCATTTCTTCTTCATTCCTTTAAGAGTCTCAGCAAGGCGCGCTTGTTTCCCAACCTTACCAGAACTCTTAGCAGCTTTAGCCAGCTTTCCCGCCGGAATTTTTTCACCCTTGGGGACGCCCAAAGACTTATGCAAGCCGCCTTTATTTTTTGTAGCATCTGCAATCCAATTCTTAGCCATGCTTAGTTCGCCACGTTAGACGCAGACTGTGCTTGCGCAACAGTTTGCGGAGCTTCTACCACCACAGGTGCTTCAACCACTGCAACAGGTGCCACAGGAGCGGGAGCAGGATCAACAGCCACCTCAGCCACAGGAGGATTGACATGGTCTTCTAAATGATTAAGCAACTCTTGCAACTTGGGATTAATCTTGTTGCCTTTAGATACTTGGTTGATGACGTGCTGTTGAAGCTCTTGTAATAGCAAGTGCGCTTCGTCTTCGAGTTTTTTAAGTAAGCTCATTTTTTACCTTTAGCAGTTTTAGCTGAATTGATGAAGTCTTGTTTAGTCGGAGCACCTGGATCACCAGGTTTGCGCATCTTCGCACCACGCTTACGCTTAGCGTTGATGTTGGCATAAAGACCAATCTTGCCGCCCTTCTTGAACTCCTGAAAGTCCGTATCGTCGCGACGAGCCTTGGTCACACCTTTAGGCATTTTGGAGGGAGCAACCGCTCCCATACCCCGACTTGCCATCATTTTTTAGTCATCCCGCCACCACACATGGCTTTAACATGCTCGTGGTGCATCTTGTGACTGTCGCCACCAAACATCTTGCTGACGTGCTCTTGGTGGTGCATGTGACCGCCTTCAGCGTAGTGCTTCTTAACATGCTCCACATTGTGCATGTGAGCAGGTGTCATCTCGTTCATTAAAGGAGGGTGATCCATTTTCATGATAGTTCCTTATTTCTTCATTTTAGCCATACCGCCTTTTTTCATAGCGGGTCCTGTACCGATGCTGTTACCAGCCATCTTGATTTGTGTGCCTTTGGTTTTGCCGCGCTCAGCAATACCATCTTTACTTGGCGCTGCTGTACGAACTTTGCCCATAGTTGCTGTTGTCATACCTTTTTTCTCTTTAGCCATGATACTTCCACCTTTTGAAAATAATTGCAAAGTACCGTGCTCAGTCTTCGCTTTGTTAACACCTTCTAACTCCGGACGTGGCACGCCGCCCTTTGCAAATTTTTTGCCCTTGTCAGCCGCATTAAAGTCTTTGCCCACCGATTGGGGAATGCCCACCTTTTTGGCAAACTGCGGATTGTGCGCCACAGCTGCCATCAGGTTTCGTTGAGCTTTTGACTTACTTGGCATTTTTACCTACCAGCTTTTGAACGGTGTCGGTTTCCCAAATACGGATCGCCATCCAAATCACAGTAAGAATACCACCAACTAAACCAATAATAGGTGGGAACCAAGACATGAAACCACCGAGTCCCATAACGACGGCAGCGCCGTCAGCCATTGTTTTTGCGTCATGTGTGTCCATTCAACACTTCCATTTCTTAAGCGATTTGTTAATACGACTATCAGGATCTTTTGCCGTTTTGGGCGAAGTCAGTTTCTTTTTCATCCCCTCCATCCTGGCACAAAAGGAATCTTTCCTCGGACCGCCTTCTGGTTGGGGTGCTTTAAGGTTCATCCCCTGCTTTTTGGCAGAAGCTCTACCCTTGGCGTTCAAGCCGCCATTTGGGTTTTTACCTTCTTTGCGTTGCCAAGCAGGGGATTTAGCCATGCTTAACTCCCGTTAGAAATTAAAATACCTGTCAGGTTCTGCGAACAGATTAACGGTCCACCAATGCTTGCTTTATACAAATATTGAATGTCTGTTTTTTCTGTAATCTTACGAGGCACCTGTCCATAATCAATTTCAATTTGTTGAACAAAAGTCTGCTCTTGTACAATCTTTTGAGCGCCAGTCACATTGTCATTAAATTGGACTTCAAAGTTAATCCAAGCGCTGCTTGTAAATCCAATATTTGCTGTTTTGTATGAGCGCAGTATATACAGAGTGTATCCAGCAGGGACCGTGTAAATACTTGCTTGATTAACACCTAAACCCGCATTGATTTGCGCTAGTAGTGTGGTGCTTTGTTTAAACGTAATGTTTCCTACGTTAGTGCCGTTTGTAACCCCAACGTTATTAACGCGTAAATAAGATTTAACAGATGTTACGTTTGTAGTTCCGTTTAAAGCGATTATTTCGCTAATTGGATTAAAGTTAGCATCTAAACCTTGAATTAAAACGCTTAGCGCAGATGTGTCGGACGCGGAAGAACTTACAATGGTAAGTTGGGCTGCTGAAGAAGGAAAAGGATAAAGACCACCACTTTGGGTTAAACCTTCCCATAACGGACCAAAAGCTGTATTACTTACGCTTGCTGAGTATCCGTAAAGCAAAAAAGGTGTATGCCCATACACTTGTCCACGAGATACTTGCAGCTCAAAAGGCTCATATTTCGCTTGACGCGTAATGGAATTGAATTGATTATTGGTACTTGGAATACCATTTGGGCTTTGTGCCATATTAAGCTCCTTAAATTAAGAAATGGGGACCGAAGTCCCCAGGGGATTAATCTAAGTTACCGTATGGGTAAGTTGTCAAGTTACCAATGTTGTTGTCATTCTGAGCGTAGCGAACAATAAAGTTTAGCTTACCGCCAGTAGGAGCCGCAACGCTTGTACCAGTGATGGACAAAGTGAATACGATCTGAGACAAGAACGATGGGTTAGCGCCAAGTGTTGGGTTCTGAATATCAGAAGTAGTAGCCAACATGTTCAACAAGTTAGTACCTGTGTATGTTGTTGTCAAACGACCCGCAGTTCCAACGCCTGTGCTTGAAGAAATAACCGCTGTTGCGTAAGCAGGTGTACCTGCTGCAGCTGTATAGCCGTTAGAAACAAACACGCTTGTATTAGAAAGTGTTGCGCCAGACTCACCAGTAATTGCCAAAGGGTAGTCAACAATGATGTCGATAATTTGGCTGTTAATGGGTAAATACATTACCGCGCCGCGATACACCTGTGTAGATGCGTCGGCAGGAATTGTTTGAGTAGTTGGACCGTTAGCGCTGTATGTGCTAGAAGGAGTGTAGACGGTGCCGTTCAAGTTAGGGATGTTGTTACCCCAAACAAATTGACCAGATCCACCGCTGTAACCAGCAGTACCAACAGTAGTGTTGGAAAGATCAATATAACAATCTTGTTCTAAGACTGTGTAACCAATATCGCGCAAAGCGCCAAAACGGTTGTCGCCCGATATGATCGGACCTTCAAATGTACTGCGTCCCATAATAAATCCTTATGCAAAAGTTACCTTGTTAATCGTTGCATCGTGACCCCTGGGCGGGCTGGCAACAAGGTGGAAAATCCCAGATACACTTACTATACACTAAATTTGGGGGGAGTCAACAAGTTTTTTCTTTTTTCTTGCTTCCATCATTTTAGCTTTCCACACAGGATCTGCCCACAGCGCTTTAGCAGCAGCTTTCTTAGCCGCCTTTACTTCCTCGCGATTAGCAATCTCTTTGTTGTTGGCAGACTGTTTAGCCGCGTACTCAGGATCGGACCACTGCGCTTTTGCTTGCGCACTTGTTTTAGCTTTGGACTCTTCCGTATTACGCGCTTCCTTGATGCTTTTAGCGAGGGTGTCACCTTTGGTTGCCCACAGCTTTTTGGAGTTCACAGACTTGGTTTCAAGGGCTTCTGGCGTGTTTTGCGCTTTGATCTGCCCAGCTACTACTTTGGCGCGGTACTCGGGATCTTGCCAATTAAGTAAAGTGCCATGTCTATCAACTTCTTTTTCTGCATCACTTTTGACATACCCACTAAGTCCTTCACCCCCATCCGTGCGATTAAAAAGCGTGCCTGTCTTTAAGTCTCTGCGCCCGTACAGCTTAATCAGCTCCATCTCTTTAACAAAAGCTTCTTGTTCGTTTTCTGTTTCAAAAACACGTTCGCATGTCGCTACATAATTTCGTTGTTTTAAATGCGAAATAAAATCTTGAAAAGGCTTGTTGTGCGAACCTCTAGACCAATGCGATAAGTCTCTTGCACCGGTACCCTTACCCACATAAACAGGCTGCCCTTTTTTCAAAGGTCTTGGATCGTAATAAACATACACATAAAACATATTTGACTCCTTGTTAAGAAGTCTTAACTGTATCACAATGGTTGGGGAAATACAAATAGATTTTCTAAAAACTTTTCGAAAACAAGTTTTGATACTGGAAATAAAAAAGGCCCTTTGTGAGGGCCTTTAATTAAACTAAAAGTTTTAAGTATTAGTTTAGTATGAGCTAAAGATACCTAGTGGGTCGCTCCAACCGAAGCTATAACGCTCTCTAGATTTGTACCTTACGTTACCTGTATCAAAGTCACCATCCATGGAATTCTGAAGTGGAATACGCTCGAAGTGCTTCAAGCCGTTTGGCACGTCAGTTGTCAAGAACCATGTGTTGGTTGATGTCAAGAAGTGGTTAACAGTGTAGCCTTCAGGAATAGCTCCGTTGTTCTTGATCGCGTTAATGTCGTTGTTGTTTGTACCAACGCGCAATTCTGTCTCTAAGAGACGAGTTGCAACGAACATTAATGATGGAGGAACAATGAGTTTCTTGGGCTTAGCAGCGATCAAAAGTCCACGCTCGTCTGTCCAAGCAGCGATCTGGATAACGGCGGCTTCTAGGGAAGTCTCGTTCAAATCGGAAGGAGTTGTGAATGTGTTGGCGTTTGTGCCGCCATTGACTAATGGGTGAGCTGTAGAGAACAAAGCTTGTCCGTCACCGCCAGTGTAGGCAGCGTTGTAGCCGTTGTTCAAAACTGAAGCTGCTTTAACCTGCTTGGTGTAAGCCATAGCGCGAGCAAGAGCCTTGGTATAACGTGCTGACAAAGAGTCATACAAGTTATCTTCAATCGCTTCTTCAGTGATTGAGAATCCAAGAGCGATTGTCTCGTGGTTGTAGCGAGCTGTCCAAGCTTCTTGAGCATTGTCATAAGCAAGAGCTGAGCCCTCGTTTTTGACTGGTGCTGCAGAGAAACCTGACAGTTTTGTCTCTTCTTCGAATGAACGCTCAGAAGTCTCTGTTTCGTAGATTTCTTTGTGCTCTTCGCCGTATCTTGCGTACTCAAGTCCGAACAGTGCGTTCAATCCTGGGAGCAATTCCTTCAATAGTTGTGCGCGTGAAATAGCCATTTATGTGCTCCTTAATTAAGCTGCTGTTGCGTTTAAGTAACCGTGGTAACCGAAGTTCCACTGTACTTGAACTTCAGGGTAACCGACGAAAGACAGGGCTGTACCGCTTGGGACTGTAACAGCTGAAGACAATGTAACAGTTGTGCCGTTTACGTTGGTCACAGTCAAGAAGTTGCTTGCTAAAGCGCCTGTAACTGTTGGGATGATCAACTGCATACCGGGGCTGATCGCTGTATTAGCGGCAGTCAAAGTAAGAGTTGTGCTGGAACCAGATGTAGAACCAACTGCAGTAACAGTAACTGCTGTATCTGGAACCACGTTAACAACACGGAAAGGTGCTGAAGAAGTAACACGTGTGTTACCTTGTGTGCCAGAAGTAACAACACCACCGGTCAAGCCCATTGCTGAGTCGCCAGTTGTAGTATTACCAGAAGCTGAGCCACCGTTAGAACCGTTAGTTACCAAGTACATGTTAGACCCAATGAAAGATGGGTTTACATAACCGATAGTAGCGCCAGGTGTGTTAGATACAGAGGATGTACCTTGTGTCAACACAGCAGCTTGGAATACAGCATAAGGATCATCCACAACATAACCTTGCAGACTGTTAGGTCCATAGATTGTGTTAGTGATTGTGTTAGCTGCATAGAACTGTGCACGGACTGTCTGGCTCATTGAGTTGACGT